TCCCTCCTCGATGTTCTCGCCAGGACAAGCTCGGAAACTCATGCCGGCGTCCTCCAACTCCTCCAAGAGGGTGGTGCTTTGCTCGCGCGTGCCGGCGACGGTCGTATTCGCATATCTCGAGTCTATCCACCGCTCAAAGACCTCGACCCCGTCGAGCTTCTCGACCCGCTCGATCTCGCCCTTGTACGCGAGCAACCCGAAGCCGAAACTCTTCTGCCCGTCTCCGGCCTCGCCGTCGGCTTTCTTGCCGCTGCTGATCGCCCACGGCCCAGCGTGCCCGACGCCCTCGATGTAGGTGTCGCACTGCGGCCACTCGCGGTAGACCCACGCCCGCTCGCCGGCATCGATGCGGATCCACAACATGAACCAGTTTTTCCCGCCCGCCGGATCGCAGAAGAGGTAGTTCGTCCCGTCCTTCGGCACTTGGTCGGCCTTGACGACATGCACCGCCTCGCGGAAGCGCGGAAAACGGGTCGCGGTCGCCTTGATCGGCACGCCGTAAGCGCGGCAGAGGATTTTTTCCCTCGGCTGCTTGGCAAGCTCGGTCTTCATGCGCCCATATCCGGCCCACGGGTTGTTTTTTGTTTGAAAATAAATGACGCCCGCATTCCGCGTCGTACACTCCTGCACCACCGGCACCATCTCAAAGCCCTTCCCGTTTTTCTTCGGCAAAAGCTCGGCCTCCCCCTCCTCAATCGTTTTCGCGCCCTGGAGATAGTTTTTTACCGTGGGGCTGTAGCCTTCGATGGGCGTAAAGGTGACGAGAAGGATGCCATTTCGGTCGAGAAGGCGGAATCGGATCGTCTCGAGCCAGTCCAACGGCACCAACTCGTCGCACCAGGCTAAATCAATCTCGCCGCCCTCAATGGTGGTGATGTCCTGAGCGTAATTCCGAAACCACACCTGCGATTTGTTCGGAAGGACCGCCGTATTCTCCGAAAATCCGTTCTTTTGGGTGTAACTGATGTTCGTGACCTTGTTTCGCTTCGCCACCCGCAGCTCCCGAGGCATGAAATTCCAAACAATCGGCTGCTGCATGCTGATGCTGTTGTCATTCGTGGTCTGAAAACACCAAACCCTGCTCGCCGGCTTCTCCAACAACGTTCTGACGACCATCTTCCCCGCCCATGTGCTCTTCCCCGAGCGATTCCCGCCCAGCACCAAGAGGTCGCGGTAGCGCTTGGCGATCTTCTCCGCCTTCGTCCAGTGCTCCGGCTCGTACCCGTACCGCACCGGATCCTCCTTCTCACTCGAAATCCTCTTCTCCCGCTCCACCAACAACCTCTTAGCCCCCTCAGGGTCAGCCAAAAAATGCTCCGGCGGGATAAACGGCAACAACGGGTGCGGAGATTGCGTAAAGGTCACTGAGCCTCCTTTTTCAGCACATCGAGGATCGCTTTAAGCAGCCTCACTTCCTCCCGCGCCTCGTCGCGCTGGCGTTCCAACTGCTGCGCCCACTCAACCGGCACGACATGGTTACCCCGTGCGAGGTCGTCAGTCTCTGGTGTGCTCATCCCTCATACCCCCCGTGCAACAGCACACTCGTCTTCGGCTTCACATCCACCAACGCACCAGCAGGGTCCTTGCCCACCACCACCGGCTCGTTCGCCCGATAAAATGAATTGTTCCTCACCGACACATTCACCACCACCCCCTCGATATCCACCCGCAATATCCTCGGATTCTGTGGCTGTCTCCCAGGCGCCGTCTTTCCACGCTTAGGCCACTCAGGCAACTCCATCTGTTTTGTTTCGGGTTTACTCTCTTGCTTTTGGTTCGTGTTTTTCATAAAATTTTTCGGGGGCTGGACGAGTGGGGGTGAAAATCGTGGGGCTGGGAATCGACCCCCCTCCCCCCCTCTTTGACCCATAACTTCTCATAACACCTATTATACATAATTCTCGGTTGTTGTGTTGCAATTACTTACGAATTCACCTCAGTAATATCACCCTTTTTAGGGGCCTTATTGAGACTGAGCATGGCTTTTGAAACAGGGACTTCTGCACCGTTACTGGTTTCCGAGGGGGTCTCGACCTCGAACTCTCCGTCAATGGCATCGCCCTGTTTGGGTATGCTATTGATGAGCTCCTCGAAGGATAGTAAGTTGATCTTGTTGTGGATGCTGATGGTGAGTTGAGCACTGCCTTCGGAATCGCGGAGCTTATCTGAGGCCGTCCCGAGGATGAAATTAAGTTCTGCGGGCTTCATCTTGGCGAGCTGAAGTGGGTCAGCTAACATGTCAACGAGTGCATCCGAGGATAATCTGGCGATTTCGCGAAGGCGATTGGTGCGGACTTGAGCTTCCTTCTCTTTGGTATCGGGGTGGTTAGCTATGATCCTATTGATCACGGGGATGGCGACACCGAGCTTGGCGTGGATGGAGTTGACCGTCATCCCGATCAGATAAAACTCAGCGACGATGTCGCACATCTGCCGAAACTGGGTGGACATAGCGTCCCAGTTCACCGACTCTTCGCACGCTGCGGCTTGTTGTAGGGCTTTTTCCAGCTTGTTGGGCCTTGACCCTTGCTCGGACTTGATCGCGGCCTCTGCACGCCTCTGTAGCTTCCACTCCTTGGCTTCCTCGTAGTCCATCGGGCAGCCGGCATCGAACCACTGGGTCGCTGTTTGGACGCTCACAGAGAATTCAGTCGCGAGTTTGGTGGCGATGGAGTTCTTTGTTTCGGGTTTGGCGGTGCGTTGGGGTTTCATGGTTTTGATCTCCAGTTGGATGCTTCGACAACGAGGCGTCGGGCCTCTTCGAGGGAGTGGAAGTAGATTTCTTGTTCGCCGATATCGCGGGAGTATTCGGGGGGATTGATGTGGTCGATGGCCCATCGGAGGGATTCGGCGAGATCGGTAGCGAGTCGGCAGGTGTGGCGGATGCCTGGGTGGTCTTGCCATTCTTTGTTGCAGGATGGGCAGCCGATGTTGGGGTCGATGGAGTAGGGTTTTGTCATGGGGTTAGCGGAGCTCGAAGCGGGATATGTCTCCGCGCATGGTGACTGGGAATGATCTGTCTCGTTCTCCGTCACGGTTCTTGGCGATGTGTACAGCGGATCCGTCTTCGGACTTGCGGATGAGCCAGACGTGGTCGGAGTGGTGGCCGATGGCGCGAGACTCGCGGAGCCGGCCTTCCTCGTTGAGTTGGCTAGCGGTGGCTAGGGCGAGGTTGAGTTGCAGGGCGATGGCTTTGAGTCGGCGGGTGATTTCGGAGACGTGTTGTTCTCTCGTCTCGTTGGAGTTCATGTTGCGGAGGTGGACGAGTTGGATGTAATCGACGACGACAAGGTCGGCTCGGCCTTGGCTGGAGAACTCCCTGATGGCGGATTCGATGCTGTCGATGTCGGAGTAGCCCGACTCGACTTGGACATTCATGCGGGAGATGTCTGAGGTCGCGGCGTTGAATCGGTGGAGTTCTTGGGCGTTTGGGTCTTGCTTGATTCGTTTGATGGGGAATCCGGCGAGGTTGGAGATGAATCGGGCGAGGACCTTCTTGGCCGGCATCTCGAGGGAGAAGATGAGGACGTGCTTGCCGGCACGCATGGCCTCGAGGGCGATCTGGAGGAGGAGGATGGTTTTACCGCCCGATGTTTCGGCAGCGATGGTCATGAGTTCCCCAGGCTTGACTCCACCGGAGGCGATTTCGTCAAGGGCGTATATGCCTGTGCCGTAGGATACGGTGGGGACCTTGTCCTCGAGCTCGGAGACGAGATCGTTGATGTGGTCCTTGGTGGATTTGCGGGGTTTGTCGAGTTGGGCAGCGCACTCGGAGAGGGCAAGACTCACGGCGCCAATGTCGCCGCTCTCGTCTCGGAAGGATTCTTGGGCCTCGGCGAGGATCTTCGAGGCGTGGCGGTATCGAGCGGAGTCTACGAGGTAGGCTCGGTGCCATCGGGTGGTCTCGATGTCGGATGGGGTATGGGTGATGTATTCGGCAAGGCTGCCGATTGCTTCGAGTTGTCCGGCTCGTTCGAGTTCGGCTTGCACTGCGAAGAAGTCGGTCTTGCCTGACCCGCTTTCGTGGCACTTTTTAGCGGCAGCGAGGATGGTTCGGTGCTTGGGGATGAAAAAGAGATCCTCTGGCCAGCTCATGGCTTCGAGGTTTTGGTTGTTCGCCAGGATAGCTGAGATGGCAGCCTTTTCTGAAGATTCGTTGAATGGTACGGCTTTTTGCATCGGCTGGGTAAGGAGGTCAGATTCTGGCCATCTGGTTGCGAGATTGGTTCTCATTTTTGGTTAGAGGCAGGTTCTGAATGTGGGGGTCGTAGACCCCTTTATATTCTCTTCTCTAGGTGACGCTGAGACCGTCACGGAAGCGTCGCTCTTAGCGTCACGGTACTTGACATTCCTCTTTGCGCTTAAAGCCCTCTCCTTTGCCGTCTTACCATTATGCCTCTCAAACTTAGATAGCGTAATTGACTTACCGGAGCGCAAGATCCAGCCGACGTTCACCATGGCATCGATGAACCCCTCGACGCCAACCTCGCGATTTAGCAACGCTGAGACCGTCACGGAAGCGTCACCATTTTTAGTGTGTCCGTCGAACCATCTCCAGACCCTCATGAGCTTCCCGACGACCGCATCGGGGTCCAGATTTAGCGTTGCCGCGATGTCGTGGACCTCCTGCTTGTCGGGGGTCGTTGTTTCAAATTTGATCCAATCTCCTGCCATATTATATTTGTTCTATTAAAATTCTAAAGGCTCTCTCTGCTGTTGCAGGAACGACTCCGTTGCCGAGGAGTCGCAGTTCGTCGGTACGATTGTCACAGGAGACGCACAACTCGGCATAGTCCAGCCTATCGGAAGGCCCATCAGCGTCTCGACCCAGCGGGGGTTCAGTTTGCCGTTGGCTCTGTTCCATTGCCCCGTAGGCGCAACCTCCGTTTGACTCGGTAGGTCTGTCGATTGTCCATCTCGGATCATTCGTCCTTCCGCACCTTTGGCATCCCTGCTCTGCGGCGTTGCCCAAGACTTCTCTTCCGTGTGCATCACTTGAGATGGCAGCGCAAGGTGAAGGTTCACTCCCTTCGCTTTCTGTTCCTCTGCTCTCTCTGTCCATTTCGATAGCGGTTCCGCATCCTTGAAGTCCCTCTGTTGAGGAGTTGCCCAAGACCTTTTCTCCTCCGCTGCCACATGATCCCGCAGCTTGTATTTCCCCGCACATCCCTCCCGCATCTCCATGATCCCCCCTTCCCCGTCCGATGATGATGGAGTTCGCCACGACTCTTGGCGGCTCCCATCCATGCTGGGCTTCGCCGGGGCGGGAAGGCCATGCATTGTGACCGCAACATTCAAATTCTGCATCGCGTTGTCCCTCTGGCTCATTTCGTTGCCCGTAACTGAGCGATAGTCTCTCGCCTGTATCGTCGGCCAGTTCGCCGCCTCCTGCGTCACCACCGCGCAGAGGTAGCCCTTGCCCAGCATGTGGTCGTGACTCTTGGAGCCAATCGGCCCAGTGTCCTTGTATTCGCTGGCTCTGATCGTAGGCCAGGATGAACACTCGTTTGCGTTGGTGCGGTGCGCCGACTTCACGCGCAGAGAATATTCCCCACGACACTTTGTAACCCATTGATTCCAACTCTCCAACGACCTCTCGGAGTCCAAGGCTGATATGTCCTTCGACGTTTTCAAAGAAGCAGAGCTTGGGTCGAAGAAGCCGAATTCCGCTTGCGATGAAAGGCCAAAGATGTCTTGGGTCTTCTGTTCCAAGCCTTTTTCCTGCTGCGCTGAAGGGTTGGCAGGGGTAACCTCCAGTGAGGATGTCCACTCGGTCACGAAATGATTCCCAAGGGAAGGTTTTAAGATCCGTCCAAATAGGTGCTGGCTCCATGAGTCCCGCTTCCATTTTAGCAACCAAGTTCGCGCAGGCGTAGGCTTCGATCTCACAAAGAGCGACTGAGCGCAGATTTGCGATGACTCGTTTGAGTCCAAGTTCAATCCCTCCGTATCCGGCACAAAGTCCGAGGTGTGTAGTTGTTTTGGCAGTATCCACATTATTTGTCCTTCTTAAAAAGTGCCTTGAGTTCGTTGCGTTGGCGCTCGAGGCGCCGGCTGCATTCGCGGAGCGGGAATGACCAGAGGGATCCCGAGGCGGCGACGGCAGCTTCGGTCTCTGGTGTATCGCTCACCCATGCGCTCTCGGGGAGCGCTTCGGCTCGGTCTCTGGCTTCCTCGATCTTGGTCCAGTCTGGCTTGCTCATATATTGTCGTCGTTTTCTTGGATCGCCCACAGGAAGAGTCCCGAGAAGACGATGCCGATTGCTAAGATGCTGAAGATGATGGTTTTCATTTTGTATCGAATGCGTAGACGGCTACCGCGAGTGCCGCCCAGAGGTGACTCTTCATCCCGTAGGTCGGGCCTGGGGACTTCTTGGTTCCCTGCGGACCGAGTCGGTCGATGAGCGCCTGCCGGACGTTGCCGTCCTTGGCCCTCGGGGAGTGGCAGAGGTGCAGCTTGACGTCGCGCCGGTAGCAGAGCCGTGGCTCGACCCTCGACACCTCGGTGAAGCGTCCGATCCACACGCAGGTCATAAAGACCTCCTTGCCCACGGCCATGCCGTAGGAGGCGATCATCTCGCAGGCCACCTCGTCGTATTCGCGGCCGATCAAGATCTGTCTGATCTCCGCATTGGGCAGGTGGTCGGCGTCGATGATCCGGCGCCCGTCCCAAAGGACAAACGCCGTCTCCGTAGTGCCAGGGTCAAGGGCAAGGATGGTCATCTCAGAACGGGATGGCGTCTCCGTCGGCGGTTTTGTTGGCGGGCTTTGTCGGCACCTTCACGTCGTCGCCACGGTCGATGGTGGAGAGTCGGTCGATGAGTTTTTCGATGAGGTCGGGATCGACCTCGTTTTTTGGGGCCTGTTCCGCAGGGTTGAGCCAGCGAGCTTTGAATCGGGTCTCCCCGTTGTATTCCTCGGTCTCCACGGTGAGCGAGCACGCCTGTCCTGCGAATGTCGCCGTGCCGCTGGCGAGCGACTTGATGTCCCAGTTCTTGCCGAAGCAATCGTCGAGCGTGAGCATCGTGCGCTTCGCGGCCTTCTCGGTGAGGTAGCCGCGCCAGACGATTTCGCGCCCGTTTTGCGATCCCGCGTCGGTCACTACCGCCGGCACGCGGATGAATTCGCTGCCGGAGTCGGTGACTCCGATCCACCCGTTCCCTGGGGCCTTGACCTTGCAAAGGAACCGGCCCGTTTCGTTGACGTATCTATTTTCGTTATCCATATTGTTTTTAGTTGTTTGGTCCGCGTTTTTTGGGGTGCGCGGCCCCCCTTTGCCCCTGCTCCTACGGGACGGACCTTTGTAGGTTGCGAGGAAACTAGTTTTTCAGCTTGGGTTTGGTTTTCACCTGGCGGAGTTGTTTGCTTGGGGATCCGGTGCGGCTGTGGGATGGGAGAGGTTCACGGCCAAGCGCAGCCGCCCACTCTCGGTAGGACTTGCCAGACATCTTCCCGCCCATCGCAAGGATGATGCTCTCGACTGGTGCATTTGTTTCTCTGGCAACAAACAAGATTGCCTCCACGTCAAAGTACTCGCGGCCATTCACCTCGGTGATCTTCCAACCGTCTACCTCGCCGCCCTCCTCGAGTAATCTCCTGAGCTCATCGAGGGCCGGCTCGGCCACCGCCTTCTCGACGGCCTTCCATTGGGATGCGAACTGGGCCAGAGTTTCCGGCGTCGCCATCACCCGCTCGAGGATCTCCGGCACCGAGGTCTTAGGCACATCGATGACGGCGAGCCCCTCCTCGAGGGGCTGAACAACGGCAGGGCATGTGGCATAATTCGCGCACCAAGTGCAGTAGTCGCACGCTTGAGGCTGGGAATTCGGGTCCAGCGCAGCAGTCTTGATGGCGTCGATAGTTTTCTGCGCCTGTTCCAGCGTCCAGTTGTAGCTCAGTACTTTCCGTTGGTCGCAGTAGATGATGTGGGTCGCCCAGTTCTGCTCAAACGTGCGTACCATACAAGACAGGGCGTAGGCCGCCATCTGCGGACCGTAATTTCGCAATTGTCCCGTCTTGAGATCCCCTACCCATCCGGTGCGGTCGCAAAGGATATCGGCTGTGCCGACGTGGGGGAGACCAGGCACAGGCATGGCGAGGTACTCCTCCCGAGCCTCCAGCGTGCCGTTGCACTTGTACCTCTCCACAAGGTCGATAGCCCACTGCACATTGGCGCCGTCCTCGGGGGGTAGCGCCTCGAGCTTAGAGGAGTCGCCCATCACGGCGAAGCGGAATGCCTCGTCCATATGGGTGCCACGCTCCGCAGCCGGACCCGCAGGCCCAGGCTTCGGCCGATACTTAGGGCACTCCCAGAGCTTCGGGAGTAGCGACGGACGGATGTCTTGTAATGTCAATGGATTCATATTTTTAAGGTTTTTTTGTCTGTATCATCTGCTTCATTGCTTGCTTCATGTAGGCCACTCCGTAGGGCATCCCCTTGCGTTTAAAGAAGGCGTTGCAGGCCGCATTGATCTCGTCGCACTCGGCGCTAGTCAGGTAGTCGATCCCTGTCCTCGCATCGTCGTAGTGAAGGCAGGCCCAGTTCATGTTGGTCGGCGTAGATTCCTGACCCCGTCGGAAGACGGGCCTGTCGCGAGCGAGATCGACGTCCTTCATGCCTGCTCCACGCAGGAGGCTTTCCACGCATCCACCGCGTCGAGGAACTTCGACGGCGTCGCATGCACTTGGGCGATGTAGTCCAGCGGAGCATCGGTCCACTGCTGGTCCTCGCCGATCTTTCCTCGGTAGCGCAGGAAGGCCGTGATCTCGTCGCCCTTGTCCACGAATTTTGCCTTGAGTATATCCAGCGGGGAAATCTGCGGCACCGGCACCTTCGCCGGCACGCTCGAGACAAAGAGAGACTCGATGCTCGCCCACTCCATAGGGAGTTCTTCAGCGAGTCCGGAGCGTGTCTTTGCGTCGTAGGCCGCCGAGTGCGAGGTCAAGATGATGCGCTCCTTGCCCCCGCGTCCCTTCGCCTTGCCGGACTCGCTCTCCACCACACGGGTCTTGAAGTTTAAAAAGAAAAGGTGGTCCACCCACTCCTTGATTAGGGGCGACGCCTGCTTAGTGAGCTTGAGCTCGTATCTGTCGTATGGGAGCACCTGATCCGGCGGCTCCTGACGTTTCACCTGGGCGTGACCGATCAGCACCACATGGATCCCAGCCTCAATGAGGAGGTCAAGCGATCCGAGGAAGCGAGCCATCCGCTCCGCCGCCATCGTGAAGCCCTTGCCGTAAGGGATTTCTTCAAGGCTCTTGATTTTCTTCTCCTCCTTCAGAGCTTCATGGTTCAAGCGCTCGGCCCAGTCGATAGAGTCCAGCACTATTGTCTTAAAGTCGTGCTTCTCCGTCGCCAGCTCCCTCACCGCTTCATTCAGCGCAGCCCAAGTCGGAGTCGCCACCCGAGGGATATCGAGGTGCGAAGTGCCGTTCTCGACATCGAGGAAGAGAGGTGCCGGCGCCTTGGCGGCCAGCGTCGTCTTGCCGACACTCTCCACCCCGTAAAAGCAGACCCGCTGGGCCCGCTGGATTTTACCAGTTATGATTTGTAGTTTCATGTTTTGTGTTTTTTATTGTGTGAAATTGTCCTCGTCCTCGAGGCGTCGGTTGCGTCGGTTGCGAATCATGGTGAGCCAGCGGTGGCGCTCCTCTTCCACCCCGAGCCGGTAGCAGGCCCAGCACGACCCAAAGGTCAGCACGACCAGGCAAATGCCAAAGGTCGCCGTCACTTCCTTGCACCCCCCAGTACAAAGAACGTGAACCAGAGCAGACCTGCCACCGGACCCACCAAAGTTAGAAAATCCAGCGAGTACTGGATGTTGCGGAGTATGTCAGCGTGGTCCATTACGCCGCCCTCCGGTTCGTTGAAGCTCGGCGCTTCGCCATCCACCATTGTTCTAAGGAGGGCTTGAGGATCGACCACCCACCCCGATTGCCGCGTGGCTTCTCAGCGGTGAAGTTTCCCTTGCGACAAAACTCGCGGATCGCGAATTCCGAGTACCCCGTGTACTGCGCGGCATCTGTGACGCTGATCATCATTTGCACTTGGCCTCCTTCTGCATCTGGCGAACAGCCCGTGCTATGAGCCGAGAGATCGGCATTCCATCTTCCCTTTTCGATTCCTTCTTCAAGAAGACCAAGAGGTCCGCCGGAAGACTGATGCTTGTTTTTTCGTATGTCGCTTGCACTGCTCAATCGGTAGCAATTGGTAGCAATGCGTGGCAATGTATTTTTTTTAAAAAAGTTTCAATGGGGTGTTTACCTACTGCATTTTTAAATTGACAACCGCATAGATGCTCAGTCTGCGAGCAAAAATAAATTGTTGCACGAAGTAGTATTCGGTAGTACCTTTTAAAATATGAGTGCGAATAAGCAGAAAGTTTCGGTGTCTCTGTCTCCAGAGATGCTGGAATGGTTGAAGAGCGCAGCTGATCTAGAAACGCAAGAAACTGGCGAGGATGTCAGTGTATCTCGCCTTGTAGCCCGTGCAGTGAAAGCGATGCAGGGAAAAGCCCAAACGGTTGTTGGTGTAGTGTTCCGGTCAACCTCCGAGAATTCAGATACTGGGCCATCAACTCGAGCAACCAAGACCTCCCGAAAAGTTGGTTAGGTAAAATCATTGATCTGACTACAAGCGAAGACCCTTTGCGCCCAGAGACTTACCCAGACAAAGGCGGGGCTGATGGGGGGGGGGGGGGGTCATATCCTTGATTTTAAGCACTTTTTATTACATTTAAAATACCATGAAAGCACTTTTCATTTTACTGCTCGCAGCCAC